TTCTTCATCTCGACTTGGATCATCCTGACATTGTTGACTTTATTACTACTCCTAGATCCGAACTCCCATGGGTTAAAAGGTGTGTCAACATTAATGATGAGAAATGGAAAAACTCTAATCAGACAACCAGAGATGCGTTGATATATGGCATCAGGTCGGGTGACATATGGTTAAACAAAATTAAATACGATAAAAATGGAAAAAGAATCAGAGGAAATGTATGCCTTGAAGTTTACTTGCCATCACGAGGAACTTGCCTCCTCCAGCATGTTAATTTGTCTGCCTGTAAAATCGGAGACGTGTCAAAAGGTTTTGTTGAAGGTATGCGAAGTTTGTGCGACCTACATAGCAAAACAGGCATTGGAAGTTCTGGAGAGTACCTCCCCTCGGAGACCGACAGGCAGGTTGGACTTGGATGCCTTGGGTTAGCAAACCTACTAAGGCAGAACAACGTCACCTACGAACAGTTTGGTGATGCACTACAAGCAGTCAATGATGGCATACCTGGATTAGGTACAGCTGGTTTATTGGCTGCAGAATTTTATAAAGGCATTCAGAGTGCGGCTGAAATTGCTAGAGAATATAATATGGAGAGAGCTTTTGCTATAGCTCCTACCGCAAGCTGTTCATATCGCAGTACAAGTCTAGAAGGCTTTACTGCTACACCTGAAATCGCTCCACCTGTAGCACGTAAAGTGGACAGAGACAGCGATACTTTTGGTGTACAGACATATAACTATGGTGATGTAGAAATTGCCTCAGAGGTTGGTTGGGATGCCTATAAAAAGGTTGCTGATCAGCTTATGTATATGCTGAATTTTACAGGGCTTCTTCACGGATATTCATTTAACTCATGGTCAGATGTAATAACCTACGACGAACAGTTCGTTGAAGAGTGGCTAGATAGTCCCCAAACTTCACTTTATTATTCATTGCAAGTTCTCGGAGACACACAAGATAAGACAGATGCATATGCTGCTTTAGACGAAGATGAAGTCCAAGACTACTTGCAAGGGATTCTAAACAACGAACCCCAATGCGATTGTCAAGAATGAACCCATATGAAAAGTTACTCAATAGAAAGAGAACATGGACTCCTGTCCAAACTACAGGAGGAAACCTTAAGGAAGGAGCTGAAGAGACCATCTACAGAGCTTTGGCAATACGTCACATGGAGCTACCAGTTGGGGATTTTATCTCCGACGCTCTTGAGAAAGACGTACCTGCTACTGCACGCGAACTCCTAGAGTCAAACGTCAAGGATGAGATCAAACATGATCTCGCTCTTGGCTACATAACCAACGCTATAGGCGTTGATGAGAGGTCTGAGAAAGAGGCTTTTCTATTAAGGGATGCGTGGGAAGCACACCCTGACCACATGATCACCAAAGCCCTAGTAATTGAACGTGCAATATTTTTTGTATTACTTCCTTTTTTTCGTTTTAATGGGGATGCTGGTCTCAGAACGGTATCAGCTGATATATCCAGAGACGAACAGATACACGTGGCCACTAATAGCCTTGTATGTCACGATATGGGCTTACGGCCTAGTAATTCTCTGGACAAACTCAGGAAGGCCACGATTAACTGGATTATGGAGCCCCTAGGTAAGAATACCTATGGCGATAAATATTTAAGTAAAAAATTTTGGCTGGATTCTAGCGATAATCTTATGTATAACGGCAAGGCTCCTGAGCTTTCCGAAACTAAGTCAGCAAGAATGCCAGCGTTCTTTGAGCATAGCAATGTCAACCTACCCCAATACTCTTGAGTCAATCATCGGACCAACCATTGAGTCTGTCTTGAATGAGCTTGAAGAAATACATCCACCTCTTAACCCTACTCCCGATGAATCAATGGAACAAATTATGTACCGCTCTGGTCAACGATCAGTTGTGGAGTGGATAAAAAATAAAATGGAGGAAAGATAGATGGCTACTATCTCTGAATACGAGAAACTGTATCGCAGACAATTGGCTGAGGGTTCTACATTGCAACAAGCGATGAGTACTAACCCAGCTGAAACGCTCAAGTTTAAAGACTTAAAAAATGATAGAAAGACTGATTCTACTCCTACTACACAAGCTCAACCTACTCCTACTCAAGATTATACAGGTTATGTAGAAGGTTTATACGCAGACATCCTTGGCCGTGGCTCTGATGCTGGTGGTTTAAAATATTGGACTGATGCATTAACTTCAGGTTCGTTAACTAAAGACGCTGTTCGTAAATCTTTTGCACAGTCTGATGAGGCAAAGAATAAGGTTGCTGATCTATATAAAGATCTACTTGATAGAGACATAACCGAGACAGGTTCAAATGAATTTTCAACTAACGATGCAGGTGAAACTGATGCTAGTTACTGGTTGGATGATTTATACACAGACCATGATGGTAGTTACAACAACCTTGAGAGAGTTGAGCAAAATATAAAACTAAGTGATGAGTATAAAAATTTACAGTCGGGTGATGATAAGGTAGTTGATGATGGTAAGGTAGTTGATGATGGTAAGGTAGTTGATGATGGCATTGTAAATGACAATGAGATTCCTGAGATCATAGATGACCAGAAAAAAATTATTGATCAAAAGGTAGATGATACCGTTAATAATAGTTTTAATAACGATGACGGCGATGACGATGACGACGATGACGACGATGACGACGGAGACGATATCAACATTAACAACGATGATGTTGTAAATAAAATTAGTAAACAAGTTTTAGACGATCTGGATGTAAGCACTGGTGGGGATGAATTAGATGGATCAAATAATGTAGTAGATAGTGGATTAAATGATGGATTAAATAATAAAGTAGATGATAATGTTTTTACTAATCCTAATAATAATCTAGCTGCAGGTACTTTAGATCAAGTAAACAACGAAGCAGTTAAGGCTTTACAAGAAACCATAGTCAACAACAAGACTGAGGATGTAAAGTCATTAGATTTAACTGGTGTCCTTGATAAGATAGAAGGTGTTAGAGGAGATTTATCACAGCTTCAAGGTGACTTCTCTGGTTTAAACACTAGTCCTGATTTTTCTGGTGCAGAAAACATTGCTGCAATTAAAGATGTATTAGCTAAAGAAGGTTATGGAGATCAACTTGCCAATCTTGATACTACATACTCTAATAAGATAGGTGATCTTAAAACAACTTTAACTAATTTAACTGGTGGTAACCAAACAGCGATAGCTGCACTTAGAGGAGACTTATCAACTTCAGAAGCTGGACTTAGAGGAGACTTAGCAACTTCAGAAGCTGGACTTAGAGGAGACTTAGCAACTTCAGAAGCTGGACTTAGAGGAGACCTGTCAACATCAGAAGCAAGAAGTCAAGCTAGGTTAGCTGAGCTTAGAGGTGAACTTAAGAGTGAATTAGCTACTGCAAGTGGTGCTAATTTAGCAGCAATAGCTGGACTTAAAGGTGATATAGCTACATCAGCAGCAGAAGGTAAAGCTGATATAGAAGATCTTAGAAAATCTTTCTCAAGAAATGAGTTAGGTGTAACTAACCTACAAGGAGAATTAGCTAGAATTGTATTAGCTAATAAAGACTTAGCAGGTAAATTTGATGATCTAGATATAGATGTTACTGATCTATCTGGAGATTTTGATACCAAGATTGGACTTCTTAAAGAAGATTTAACTGCAAAGACTGGCTCAAAATTTGCTGACATTCAATCTAGATATAATATTACTCAAAACAATATTAAAGATTTAGTATCTAATATAGATAAAGCTAAAGCTCAAACAGAAAAACACATGTCTACTTTAGAGAGTGACATGGCTGGTAATTTATCTACACTAAAGGGTGATGTAGCTGGCGATATTTCTTCACTTAAAAGTGATGTAGCTGGTGATTTATCAGCTTCAGAATCTAGACTTTCAGGCGATCTATCAGCTTCAGAAGCTAGGCTTTCAGGTGATCTATCAGCTTCAGAAGCTAGACTTTCAGGTAATTTATCAGCTTCAGAAGCTAGGTTGTCTGATGATATATTATCTTCAGCTTCAGCTTCAGCCAAGAATTTAGATGCTGCTCAAAAGCTTTGGAACTCTAAGCTAAATGAGAACACTGCTATACAATCTAATAACTTTGCTAATCTATCCTCAGATGTTAATAGTAAACTAAATACATTCTCAAAAGAACAAGAAAGTAAGTTTAGTGATGTCTATCAATCAAGAGATCGAGCTATTAATAGGCTAACCTCTGATTGGGGTAGACAATTACAGGAACAAGAAAAAGGTTTAAGTTCAAGAATACAGATGACTTCTGATAATCTCAATCAAAGATTAACAGACATCTCAAAGAATATGAATTACAGGATGCTAGGTGATAGTGCAGCTGGTATCAGGATGAGAAGGTCAAAAGCATTTAAAACTGGTAGAACTTCACAAGGCTCAGGACAACTAAACCGTTCAATGAGAATACAAACTCTAAATATTTAAAATGAATGCCAAAGAAAGATATGATGCTCTGTCCACTGATCGTGCTCACTTCTTAAACATAGCAGAACAAGCAACAAAATTAACCCTACCTCAATTAGTAAGAGGGGAAGAAGAGTTTCCAATTGGAGCTAAGAATTTAATTACTCCATGGCAATCCGTTGGAGCTAAGGGTGTAGTTACGCTTGCATCAAAACTGATGCTTGCTCTTCTACCTCCACAAACAAGCTTCTTCAAACTACAACTGGATGACTCAGTACTACAAGGAGAAGGCTTCCCTCCAGAGGCTAGGTCTGAACTAGACTTATCCTTTGCAAAAATTGAGAGAACTATACTCGAATCAATCGCTGCCTCAAGTGACCGTGTGGTCGTACACCAAGCATTAAAACACTTGATTGTCGCAGGTAACGTATTGATATTTATGGGTAGGGGAGGGTTAAAGATGTACCCACTTAACCGCTATGTCCTTGAACGTGATGGAAACGGCAACGTAATAGAGATCGTTACTAAAGAAAGAGTTAACCACCAATTAATAGAGAATCTAGTACCACCTGAGATACTCCAATACAAAGGAGATAGTGTTGTTGATGAATCAACTGCTCCAAATAGAAAGGAATGTGATATCTATACTCATGTTAGACGTGATAACAATAGGTTTGTATGGCATCAAGAAGTATATGACTTTATAATACCTGCTTCTAGAGGTAAGTCACCAGTTGATGTTACGCCATGGTTACCACTTAGATTCAACACTGTTGATGGTGAACAGTATGGAAGAGGTAGAGTCGAAGAGTTCTTAGGAGATCTTAAATCTCTTGAAGCCCTAACTCAAGCTCTTGTGGAAGGCTCAGCTGCAGCAGCAAAAGTCGTATTCACAATAAGCCCAAGTTCAACCACGAAGCCACAAACACTTGCCAATGCTGGTAATGGAGCCATCGTTCAAGGGAGACCAGACGATATTGGAGTAGTACAAGTGGGTAAGACTGCAGACTTTAAGACTGCATTTGAAATGGCTACCCAATTAGAGAGACGTTTGTCAGAAGCATTCCTAATACTTAATGTTAGAAACTCTGAGAGGACTACAGCTGAGGAAGTTAGGATGACACAGATGGAATTAGAACAGCAACTTGGAGGTTTATTCTCGTTGTTAACTGTTGAGTTCCTCGTACCATATCTTAATAGAAAACTTAATGTCTTCCAGAAGGCAGGTGAAATACCTCGCATACCACCTAAATTAGTTAAGCCAACTATTGTTGCAGGTATTAATGCACTTGGTAGAGGTCAGGATAGAGAGAGCCTACAAGCATTCTTGACAACTATTGCTCAAACAATGGGTCCAGAATCTATACTCCAGCATATAAATGCAGAAGAAGTAATCAAACGGTTAGCTGCAGCTCAAGGTATAGATGTATTGAATCTTGTTAAGAGTATGCAGGAAGTACAGCAACAACAACAAGCTGTAAGACAACAGCAAATGCAATTAGAACAAAGCAAATTAGATGTTCAAGCATTGAATACACCTCTTGCAGACCCAACCAAGAACCCACAATTAGAAGAGACAGGAGCTACTACTACTGCTGCTGAAGCAATTAACCAACAATAACCACCTATGACTACATTAACTGTTGATGGAAATGACGCATCACAAGAAGGAGAGCTAACTGAAGAGGAGCATGATTCCTTAGAAGTTGGCGAAAAGATGGAGGCAGAGCAAGAACAACTATTAGCAGGTAAATATAAGAATGCTGAAGAGTTGGAGAAAGCTCATATAGAACTTCAAAGAAAATTAGGAGATCAATCTTCAGAGGAAGAGTCTGAAGAGGTAGAAGAAGTAGAGGAAGAAGTAGAGGAAGAGTATGAAGAAGGAGAGGTAGATGTCTTAGATAGATTATGGCAAGAGAAGGATGGAGAGTTCAGTAATGAGACTCTTACCGAATTAGCTGAGAAAAGACCTGGTGAGCTTGCTAAAATGTACCTTCAATATAGACAACAAGCTGAAGAGCAAAAGGTCTTGACTGATGAAGATGTGACTCAGTTAAAGGGTCTTGTTGGAGGTGAAGAAGGCTACCAAAAAGTTATGGCTTTCGCTAATGAAAATTTAAGTGATGATGAACATGCTATGTTCAATTATGTAATTGATACTGGTGATAAGATATCAGCTTACTTTGCAGTTCAGAACTTATTTTCTAGGTATAAGGATACCATAGGTATTGATGGAGATCTGATAACAGGTAAGCCTCCTTCAATATCAAGTGATACATTCCGTAGTCAAGCTGAGATGGTGGAAGCTATGAATGATCCAAGGTACAATGACGACCCTGCATATAGAAGGGATATAGAAAACAAATTATCACGTTCCAATATTGAATTTTAACTATGCCAACTTATAAGGAAGCTAAGCAGATGCATAAATCTGCAACTGAATCTCAAAGATTAGCTGCAGAAAAAGCACGTAAGAAAAAGTACAACCCAGATGGTACTTTAAAAAAATCATTTGAATCAGGTTATAAAAATAAGTAGGTAGTCATGGCGACCTGACAGTTCATCATCGCCTATCACCTATCTCTTAAATAAATGACAGTTATAACCGAATACGGTAAACAAAACATTTTCGCAAAAGAACCACCTATAGAAATCATGAACGAAAACGAAGAGAACTTTCTTATGGAGCAAGCCGAGAGAACTAATGGCCAACTAGCCATGCTTGGATTCGTTGCTGCCATAGGCGCATACATAACTACTGGACAAATCATTCCAGGTATTTTTTAAACACTTTATAAATGACTACAGCCACATTAACCAAACCATTTGACAACTGGCAGCGTTTTTGTGACTGGGTTACTAGCACTAATAACCGTCTCTACTTGGGATGGTTTGGTGTGCTTATGATCCCTGCACTATTAACCGCTGCAACAGCATTTATCATAGCTTTCATAGCTGCACCACCAGTTGATATAGATGGTATTCGTGAACCCGTAGCTGGCTCACTACTCTATGGAAACAACATCATCTCGGGAGCGATTGTCCCGTCATCAAACGCAATCGGACTACACTTCTACCCCATCTGGGAAGCAGCCAATCTCGATGAATGGCTTTACAACGGTGGACCCTACCAACTCATCGTCTTCCACTTTCTTATTGGTATCTCAGCTTACCTGGGACGCCAGTGGGAGCTTAGCTACAGATTAGGAATGAGACCATGGATATGTGTAGCTTATTCCGCACCAGTTGCAGCATCCTTTGCTGTCTTCCTTGTGTATCCATTCGGACAGGGGAGCTTCAGTGATGGTATGCCTCTTGGTATTTCAGGGACTTTCAATTTTATGTTTGTCTTTCAGGCAGAACATAATATCCTCATGCATCCTTTCCACATGC